TTACCTCATGCAAATGGACGCATTTGAACCGTCATCGACGCACGAGCAGCACCAAGATTGGCCCTAGCCCGTCGTTCAGACGTTTTAAATGAGTATTGTTTGGCGTGGTATGAGGCTAACTCACGATCAGTCCACGTTCTATTGGGCAGCACTAACAGATGCTGTAAGGCTCCGTGCATGACGACATTCTCAATGTCATCCAACACAGACTTTGACATTGCTGATGAAGTACGCAAAGGCTTGAGAGCTACGATCATCTTCAGGTCGTAGACAACTGTAGCGTCTGGTACTGGCGCAAGCACAAAATTATCGGCGTCCAACTGGCAAATATTCTGCGGGGTAGACAACTGCTCAGGAGTCAGGTCAGGCCACGCTGGGTACTTGCGAGTCAACTGCTCAAGGGTTGCTGGCTCTATGTTTGAGCCGTTTACTGCCACTGACAGAAAGGCATGAACCTCTGTCCCTGTGGGGTTCTCATAGGGGTACTCATAGACTCCCGGCGTAAGTCTGATCTTAGGCTGCTCATAGCGCCATGACAGGGTTCTTTCGCACACCTCAATAGCGGCATCACGAACATATTGTTCGACGATTGGCTGTGGGCATCCCGGCACGCTAGGTGCAAGACGAGTAACCAGTGAGAGGAATGTGCGGTCAGCCATTAGACAACCTCAGTCGATTTGAGGCCAGCTTGTTCAGTATCAGTAATAACCCTACCCTGTGCGCTAACGCCCAAGGCTTGAGTAAATGACTGCTGGAACAAGGCAGCACGTTGTGAGTTTACGTGTTCGTTATCGACTGACTCAGCTAAGAACACTGTGGCGTCAACGACGACCGGAAAATAGCCATCTGACAACAACGTCACAGTTGTTGTGCCGTCATAGTCTGGAGGGGTCTGCGAATACTCCCCGATTAAAATTTGACCTGCTGGCGCTTTGGGGTAGACGAAGAACTTGTTGGCGTTGCGCACATGGCGCATCCAGTTCACACATGGCCCAGCGGTATCGTTCATCCATGTTGGGTACGTCTGGTCAAGCGCTTCGCGGTTAACCTCAGTAACACCGTTGCCGTCTTGCACAGAGAATATCTCCATGACTCGGAGTGAATCAGACGGCATAGACTGGATGACAGACCCAGCAGTGGTAGAGATTGGCCCAATGTAAGCAAAGAGGTCTGGGCGAAGCACAGCAATGCGCTTTAACGCCTGATTCGCAAAGCCCAACAACACCACATCGCTATAGCGCTGTGGTGAGTTGATGTCTTGCAGTAATCTGCGAACCTCAGTGATTACAGTGTTAAGTATCATTCAGGTAGACCTCGAGATGCTTCAGCATTGACTTCCTCATTGGTCACAGGAGGAGCTTCAGGGATTGCTTCATCGGGGGTAGTAAGGTCAAGATCAGACTTGCGACCCTTTTGTTTCTTAGGGATGAACTTTTCTGGGAAGGCTTCTTCCTCAGTCACTTCCTCAACCATTGAGTTTTCAGCCAACAACGCTGTGTAGTCGTAGATGAAGCCATCTTTTTTACCGCGTAAATATCGTGCCATTTGGCGCTCCTTACTTTCTTGCCACTCTCATATTATCGACCAAGTTCGGATACTTGCGTCCCGCTTTCTTAGCCGCCGCTTTTGCCTTTGCTTTCTGCTCAGGCGTTAAAGGCTTCGGTTTCCCGAGTCCTTTAGGTCTTGGTTTGTCCCAAACTTCTTTCACCATTTGACTTTATCCGCCCAATATGCCGCAGACATTTTGCCTTTGGCAATGTTCTTTGCATGGCGAGCCTCAAAACTTTTCTTACGAGCTTTCTCAGATGCCGTTGTAGGGTTTGCCCCTGCACCTTGTACACCTTGCTGCCCAAACCGAATTGTCTTTACCTCAGTACCAGACTTTGCCACAACTACATGACTTTTGGTAGGGTGATTCGGAGTTTTCTTAGGTTGGTTAAAACCCGATACTCCAGCACGCTCTAGTCTTGAGTCCTTGGTAGCCATTACACAACCTGTAAGAACGCAGTAGTCTTTGCCGATGTAGGAAGTGTTACGTGAACATCGGTAGTGAATAAAATACCATCGTCAGGAATATTCATGACAATCGGTTGTGTGCCAGTGCCAATATTAAACTGCAACCTCACAGTACCGGAAGCACCGCCGTCACGAAAGATAACATCACCAGCAGTACCACCACTGATTGTGTGATACCCACGTAGTTGACGCCGCCCAGTAGCTAAAGTACCTGTTGCTTCTGTATGTACAGCCGTTACATTTGACATATTGTTCTCCTAAAAGGAAGGGGCCGAAGCCCCTATCCTAATGCCGTTTAGTTGATGTCTGTAAACATTGCGAAGACACGCACAACAGCAGCGGCTGGTACGGCAGTACCAAGCGTGATGTCGATAGTATCAGCAGCAGCGTACACCTTACCACCACTCAGAGTGGGAGCAAATGCACCAGACGACAACACAGGAACACCACCAGAAGTACCAGTAGCGTTCGCTGAAGTAGCAGCCAAGTAACCAGCAGCGGCAGAGCCGTCACCGATAGAGATGGTGCTAGTTACGCCAGCAGCAGTGGTAACTACCATACCCACGTTAGACACCAAAGTGCCTGCGGGGATAGGGATAATTTCCATTACGTCAGAAGCAGCCAGTGCAGTTGCACCAGCGGCAGAACGTGCTGCAATGATCGCAGGGAAGTCAAGAGTCATCTCCACCAAATGAACTTTGTCAAGAGCATTTGAAGGGAGGGCGGCTGAGCCTTTATTAAAGCCCAAGGTATCGGTATATGTAGCCATTTTAAATCTCCAAAAAAGGTTAAACGAGGGGGCCGAAGCCCCCTAATTGATTAAGCCAGAGTCACAATGCCCTGAGCCAAAGCTTCAGGCTTGACAACTTTGTAGCCATACACTTGCAAGCCACGGACGATATTGCCGAAGGTGGACTCAGAGCGGATGGTTTCCATGTTGGTCATTTGTGAGGCGAAAGTAAAGCCCATTCTGTGACCAGCGATCAAGCTGAACTTACCACTGGTAACGCTCAGGTTGTGGCTCATGTAGATGGTAAAGCGGTCGATCATGCCGAGGCGACCGTTACGGATGACAGACTGTGCGTCACCAGTAATAGAAGCATCCTTCAGATCGGACTTCTTGATAAAGCCAGCCATCTTGGCAGGGATAACCAAGAAACGGTCGCTCTCAGGACTATTAGCTTCGTCCAACACTGTACCCAAGTCGATGATGTATTCCAAGACGTTGGTCTTAGTAATCGCAACAGGAGCGGCAGTTGTACCTAAGTCAATGTTGCCAGTAATACGGCCAGCGGTTCCACCTTTATTCAAGGCAGAAATACCGGGCAGCATGTCAGTCAACACACGTTGGTCAATCTTGATCTTCATCTTTTCAGATGCGTCTTTAGTCCAAGTGTCCATCAAGTTGATGTCCGATTGAACTTTGTCCACGTCGTCTTCAATGCAGGAGAAGTACTCGCCTTTGTCGATCAACAACTGCAACTTAGCTTTGTCTGGATTCTCAACTAGGAGAGTCTGACCTTTTACATAAGTGCGGATGGTGACTTCAGGAGAAGTGCGGATATTGACGGTATCGCCATGTGCGCGGATTTCGCCTTCATAGTCAGTGTTAGAGATTGCTGCGAGCACGGTGGCGTCGTAGAAATTCTCAATAAGTTTGCCAGACCAGATTTCTGGAATGAAGTTGCCCGAATACTGTGGGCGGCCAGCGGCGTTAGGGTATGCCATGATGAAGCTCCTTGTCTAGTTAAACAACAATACGACCTTCTCGCTGTGCAGCGAAAATGTCGCGTTCGATTCGATCACGCTCAGCTTCACGCCCTTTGTACTTCTGCGAACGGACATCGTTGAAAAAGGTTTTGATGTCATCAGCAGAGTATGTCTTGGCGCTGGAATTATTTGACGGGTTCGAGCCGCGTGAGCGACCCGGTGCAACCTGTTTTTCCAATTCCGAACCTTGCGTATTTCGGTTAGCGCGAGCACCAGTTGGCTGTCCATTGATCTCACCCCATGCTTGGAAGAAACTAACAACACGACGGGTATCAAGATTACGCTGTGCGTCTTCAAGATACGTCTGCCGAGTAATCCCAGTTAACGGATCAACCTCTAACAACCAAGACTGAAAGGCTTGAGTGTCATTGACTGAGCGCCAATTAGGGACATTATCAGTTATATCTGCCCAGAATTTCTGCTCTGCGGTAACAGCTTGTCGGTGCGCCACTGCTTGTACCTGAGGTACAACGCTGGTGTGCATCTGACGAAGCATACCTTCCAACTGCGCAATCTTCTGCGCCACGGGCATTAACTCCTCGCGGCTAACTTTCCGCATAACATCCAGTGACTCACCATATTCCTGCACGTCTTGGTCGGTGACCAAGGGGTCGTGCTGGACTTGGCGTCCTTGGGGTTGCTGCTGCGCGGAAAGCGAAGAAAGCAGTTGTTCAAGCTGCTGAACGCGCCCTTGCATTTCACGGTTATGTGCGTGTAAGCGTGGGACTTCTGCGTTGTACATACCCTGAAGGGTTCTGTACTTCTGGACAACATCTTCTGAACTTTGGGTTCCTGCTGACGGTTGCTCTGTGTTTTCAGCAGGGTGAGCAGCATTGTTAACGCCAGAATTCTCGTAGGCAGAAGGGTCATTGTCATAAGCGGACTCGTTGGACGGAGTGTCTCCATTGGCGTCATTTTGTGCGCCTTGGTTTTCTTCGTCGTTAAGCTGCTTGTACAACTCCTGTACAGCCTCGGTCTGTTTGCGAATTTGCTCTGGAAGTGCCATTTTTTACGCTCCTATCGGTATGCGTTAACTAGACGGCGAGTCATTTTGACTTTGCCGCTACAAAATCAGGGGCATCTTTGACAAGGTTGTACACCTCGCCCAATACCTGACAGCGCCCCTGTGGGACTGCCGGGTTGTTTACTGCAAGTGGCAACTTAGATAACTCGTGCTCATACCACATCTTAAGCCATTCCCGAACTTCTGGGAACTGGCGCGAGACGTTCGCAAGCGCTTGTATAGTCTTGTCGTCAGGACGGATCATGCCGCCCTCCCACTCACACGATTACTGACTACGTTGCCATCCATGCCACCTTTGGGAGAACCGTCCGGTTGAGTAGGTGTAGGCTCTTGTTGTGCTTGCTGTGCAGCAATCTGAGCTTGCGCCCTACCAAGGAACGCAGTTTTTTCCCGAGATGGAACGATGTCATCCACAGGCATTTGCAACCCTTTAGCGATCTCACGAAGGATCGCTGCCCTACCATCCTTACCGACAATTTCCATGTCGATCTGGTTGGCGGTTGCATTAAGGAACTCGATACGGCG